TTTCAATTATAGCCTTATACTTCTCTTGGTCTTCTGGTAAGATATAATCTATTAATGATGCCATTTTCTTGTAACCTCCTTTTAATATTCAGGTATGGTGGGACCTGTGACCCGGAGTGGCATTTTAATGAAGTAAGTCGGGTAGACGACTTTTATCATTTTTTATGCCTGTGCAGATTTTGCTTTTGCTTGTGCTTTCTCTAACTTGGCCTGGAGTTTTGCGATTTGTCTCTCAAGTTTTTCTTCTTCAGTGAGTTCAACATTTTTCTGGGCCTCTCTGTTCTTAAGAGCTCTAGCTATTATTTCGTCATAAGCAGCTTTGTCTTCTTCTGTCATAAAAGGTATTAATTTCCTATCAGGTTGAGCAGTACCTAATTGTCTAGGCGGCGTTGTCCTATCTTCTACAACATACTCATTGTTTTCTGCTTTGGCAAAAAACTCATTGTGGGCAAGATATTTTCTGTTGGCACTGTTTTTGCCCAATACTATGTGCCATTTGTCTTTGCTCTTTTCAAACCAATTTTTGCATTCTACAGGTTCATTGTTAGACAAATCTATAGCTTCAAAAATTGGCTGATTATCTTTTGTTTTGTCTACCATCGTTATTTTTACTGGCATAATACACTTCTCCTTTTATTTTTTTATTTAAGACATCGTAATTTCTACCCATTACGATTTTTGTCTTTTATTTTATTGTTAATATTATTATATTCAATTTATTAATTTTTATTTACTTAAATTTTTATTAGTATTACCTTTTACCTTATTATCTTCATATATTTTGTCACAGCAGGCTATGACAGCATTAAAGACGACAGCATTGAAAGGTAATATTATTTTATGGCCTAACATCTCAATGCTCACGTTGTCGTCATAAAATGCTAATATCTCTTTTGGTGTAGCTGTTATTATTTTATTGTTACAAGTATCAATAAAGTTTTTAAGTTCTTTCATTTTTAAGCTCCTTTACATAGCTGCTCACTTTGCTATATTGAAAGTGTATCCTAATATTCCGTCCTGTCCAATTTCCCCGGCAAAGTATACGTGCACTGGTTCGGGGAAAAATTCAGTTCGGAAATATGCTTTAATGATGTTTTCAGCTTCTCCCGGGTCGCAGGTTGCCCCAAGAGAACGGCCGCTTTCTGTTTTTATCACTGCTCCGTGCGAGAAATCGCAGAAGCAATTAAGATATGTGGTTTTTTCTATTTTCATTTTTGATGCCTCCTACATTATAATCTTGCAAGGGCTTCGCAACCGACAATCTGCCCTTGCTCATTGCGTATAGTTTTGTCCACAATGTAGACATCTTTGCGTTGGCCTTTTACAGCCTCTGCAACTATTCTTGACACTATATAAATAGTATCTTTTCTTTCTTCGGGTAAGCCGTTAACTTGCCCAAAGCTAAGCTTGTTAACAGGTATACCGTTTATTTCGGCTACCTGCTTAGTGGTCTGTGCCACTCTTGCTACTCCCATCGTCGGGAGTTTTTGTCCGCACAAGGTTATCTCGTGCGGAGTGAGATTGACTATTTTCATTATTCTACCTCCTTTTAGTTTTCTTCTAAATATCGGTCGATTATATCCCAATAGTCATCTTCTTTGTCTTTGTCTTTGTGAGCAGCTATAAGCATGTGCAATTTTGGACATAGTTTACGGTTAAGGTCTATTGCCCAGTCTATTGTACAACTAGCTTTAAGATGTTCGTCGGGATTATGAGTTGTTGACATTATTTGTATTTGGTCCTTCATAAACTGCTTTAAGGTTTGTTCGTCTTCAAAGACGGGAGGTTTGACTCCTTCCATAACCCTTAAGGCCTGCTGGGTCATAAACTCTTCGAATTGTTCTAGTATTTTTTCTTTGTTCATAACTTTTAACTCCTTTTAATTTTTTTTAAGTTTTTTAAGCTCCTTTACTTTTTATATACTTTTTCCGTTTCGTTTCAAGATTTCTCAATCCTTTAGGATAAAATTTTTAAGGGGAGGGGCCATAGAGAGGCGGTAAATATATATTTAATAGTATAAAGAATTAAATTATTTGAGGTTAGAGAGAATAGTTTTAATATTATATATGAAGGATTACCACTTCTCTATGGGGGCTCCCCTTGATTTTTTATCCTAAAGGAATGAGAAAATCTTGAAACGAAACGGAAAAATGGTCCAACGAAAGTCCATTGTAAATATTAGTGTATAGAACCATCAATCTCTGTGTCATACTCATTGTCACTCCCGGGATTAAGGTTTTACTATAATATCTACATAGTATTTCTTTGCTAACTCAAGAACCTCCTCTAATGTCATACCTTCAAAAAGTATGATACGAAAAGCGTCTTGAATTACCGCATTATAATTTCGTTCGGAAGTACCCTTCCAAACATCATTCTCTTTGTAAATTACATACTTAACTTTCATATTTTAAGCTCCTTCGGCAAGTCTTATGACTTTATATTATTAGTCCATCTTTCATCGCCTGCGAGAGGTTAAACCATTCGCACCACTCAAGAATTTCATATTCACCTTTTTCGACAATTCCGCCACAGCACAAGCATAAAATATTTTCGTTATCTAACATAATGCCATATTGTGGCTCATTGTCTGACATATTTTGAAAATATACCAATTTATTCATTTTTATTGTCTCCATTCTCTACATCGGCAAGTCTTATGACTTACTCTTCATCATAATCAAAAATAGTTTCTTTTTTGATTATTTCTAACTCGGCAAGGAGTTCTCTTATTTGTTCGTTAGTCAATTGCTCAAAGTCTTTATCTGTAAAATACTCAAGACTAGAGTCAAAACCTCGTTCGTTTATCCAAGTTAATAAATCTTCCCGGGAACATTCTCCACCTGCTGATAACTCTTCACATATATTAATTATCTTATTAATATAATCTAATCTAACTTTATTTTTATTCATTGTAACCTCCATTTTTATTATCGACAAATCTTATGACTTTATATTATTAACAATTTACCATCGATAAGTGATACGAACTCCAAAATTTTCATAAAAAACTTAATAACCGTGGATGTAACATCACTTTCTTTTAACAAATATAAAAGGTCCCAACATTCTTCAGGGGTCAATTCTCTTCCGGAATACTGATTTTCAAAGTTATATAGAACGAGTGGACCTTCATCTAGTAATCCAGTAATAAAAGTATTTATGGTGGAAAAATCTTCATCACTAAAATAAATTGTATCATTTTTTTGGGTATTACAAATTATGACTTTTTTCATAAAAGTCACCTCCTTTGATTAAGTTAAGAAAAGTTAAGAAAAAAGGTCATAAGACCTTTCTTCTTATTTAGACTTTTCTTTGAGTTTTCTTAATTCTCTAAGTTCCTCTTCAAGTTTCTTTATTTGGTTCCTAAGTTTGTCGTTTTCGGTCAAGGGTTTCCGAGAAAGACCAATTTTCTTAAGTCGTTCTATACCTTCTTCATATTCGGCGAGTTCTTGTTTTTCCTCGTCGGTCAAACGAGACCTCCAACCTCCAGACGTTAGACCGGACCTAAACTCGGTTTTCGTTTGGAACTCATAGGTTTGGTCTTTACTATTGTCGACAAATGTTTTTGTGATATAAGTTCGACCACTTGGGTTGTCCTTTGGTAATTTGATGTACCACTTGTTGGTCTTCTTCTCGAACCATAGTTCGCAATTGAAAACGGAACCGTCTTCACATGTAAGGATATACTTATCCTCTACTTTTTTAATAGTATTCATTCTCTACCTCCCTAAATGAATATAGTTTTTTGGCTTTTTAACTTTCCTTCTGAATATATGAATTTTGAAGTATATTGAAAAAGGGAAATCCGGGGGTCCTCATAGGAGGGTAACGAAGCCATATGCCACTATATTTGCAAAATTTTCAAGCTAAAATCTTAATTACTGTAAAATATATACACTTCTATAATCTTAATTATATTTATTCATCATAATTCACACGTGCGCACGTATATAAAGAAAGAATATTATTTTGAACTATATTAAAAAACAAAATATAATAACTCATTAATTTAAAAGTGCATAAAAATTATAAAAATTATATAGAATTAAATTATTGGAGGTAAACATGAGCAACGAACTAACAATTAAACAATTACGCGAACAAAGAGAATTTGAAACATTATTTAAAAACCCAAAACATGCCAGGGCTATGTGGGCACAAAATGTGATAAACAGATATAATAAACCTGCTTTTAAACCTATAGAAATATTAGATAAAGATGGTAATCTTACGCCTCAATGTCAAATAGAAATAGCTATATGGAACCAACTTAAAAAAGAACTTGAAGAGGAAGGTCTAGTTCGTCTGCCAACGGAAGGAGAAATGATGGAAGCTTGTCAGGCATATTATTCAAGACATAATTCTTCTTCATATGTGGCACGTAGAGATAGTATGGGTGCAAAACCTGTTGATGAAACAAAAAATACGCACGAATTAAATAATCCTTTTGCAGATTTGACAGATGAAGAACTCGAAGTAATGTCAAAAGCTTTAAAAGCACACAAAGAAAAAAAATTATTGGAGGCATCAGAAAATGAGTCTATTGATTAAACAAGAGGCAATAAGTCCACCTCGTCCTACTATCGTAAGAATAAAAAATTTTGAAGCTACAATAAATGATGAACATGTCACTGTGGTAAATCAAAGTTTAACAGATGACAGATTACTACCTAAACAAAATTATGTAGACGAAAAAATTATAAATTTATATAGTAAAGCACCACAAAATGATTAGTAATAGAATTTTTTCCGGACCTGACGGAGAATTAAAACGTCGACAATTAAAGAGAGATTATGCAGCCTTCGTTGAATTTGTAAACGAAGGCTTTTGCATGACAAAATTTCATAAATATGTTTGTACAGAAATACAAGAATTTTTATCTGTAAAAACAGGAAAAGCCTTAGATATTTTATTGTTGTCAGTTCCACCCAGACATGGTAAATCTTTTATGGTTACAGAAACATTGCCTGCTTGGTTTTTAGGGAATAACCCTAGAGGTGAAGTTATTTTGTCATCTTATCAAACAACAATAGCAGAAAGTTTTTCTCGTCCTTGTCGTGATAAATTTAATGAATATGCGCCTGCAATTTGGGGTATAGGTCCGAATAAAAACATACAAACTAAAGAGTATTGGGAGACAGAAAAAGGCGGTAGATGTAGAGCCGCGGGACTTGACGCAGGTATTACACGTTATGGTGCTGAATTATTTATTATAGATGACCCAATAAAAAATGCTGCTGAAGCAAGTTCAGAAATAATAATTAAAAAGATATTAGCTGAGATGGGGCCATCTGTTCAGTCACGTATTTACCCTGGCGGTAAATTGATTGTAATACAAACAAGATGGGTAGAAAATGACGTTGTAGGCTTTATAAAAGAAAATTGGGCAGACTTTATATGGAAAGATATTAACCTTCCTTGTGAATATGATGAAGAAGCCGCCAAAGAAGGCCCTTGCCCTCTAGGACGTAAAATTGGCGATAGCTTAATGGGACCCCATTTAGGAGACCCTGAGTTACCGCAAAAAATAGCAAATGACAATTTATGGTTAAGGTCGAAAAAGGCATTGGTTATTGCTGCAGAAGGTGAAAGAACTTGGCGAGCTCTGTATCAAGGAAAACCTACAAGTGCTACAGGTAATGTGTTTGACCCTACATGGTGGAAATCTTTTCATAAGAAAGACTTTGTAATGGAAAGAGAAAGAAAATTGCTTTCTGCTGAAGAATTAAATTCACGTAAAAGATTTGAATATTTACAATTATCTATAGATGCTACATTCAAAGATACAGAGAAGGGTTCTTTTGTAGCTATGGGTTTACGAGGTATCTATAGAGGTGGTATTTACTTGTATCATCAAGTAAATAAACGTATGGGCTTTGTAGAGACAATGGAAAAGATAAAATGGTTTACTAAAGAATTTCCGGAAATAGATGAACTTGTTATAGAAGATAAAGCAAATGGTAGTGCTATCGCAGATGTATTAAAATATGAACCTTCAGCTCCTCCTGTTGTTACAGTAAATCCAATGGGTGGTAAAATGTCAAGAGCTGAGGCAATAGCTTATTATGTAAAAGCTGGTATGATGTATATTGCTGAGGACCTTGATGATGAGGTTGATTGGCATATGCCAACAACTATGACGCCTAGAGAACGTGTTATCGCTCAACATAAATCATTTCCTTATGGTAAACATGATGATATGGTAGATGAAGGTTCTCAGGGATGCATACGTTTAATTAAATTAATAACAGGTGAGACACCTAAACCAGAACGTAAATTTGTACGTTATACAAAATGGTATCCTGATATGTGGGAAGATTTTGAACAAATGAATGCTAAAGAACAAGAAAAGTTTATTCAAATATATGGTGCACCAGAAGAATGGATGTCAGGTGCATAAAAAATAATTATCTTATATAGAATGAAATTATAAACAGGAGAAACTATATGGACAGAACTGATTTGTATTTGCAATGGCAAATAGATAAATACTATGAGAATACTAAACGCGAGAATGAGATGGTGCAAAAAGTCACCGCTCTTTTTACTATCGCAGAAAGTTATCAGCAAAAAATAGATTATGTGAACTCTAAAAATTTAGAAAAATGGCGTAAGGCTTATCTCGGCAAATTAAATGCGCTTGATATGACTACAGGAGAAGAGAGTACACGTAAGAGTAAAAATTTACGTAAAATGATATATGAACTCATTGAGAGCAAAATAGATAATTCTATTCCTATGCCAAAAATAACACCGCGTTGTAAAGATGATTTACCTCTTGTAGATATAACAGAAAACTATCTTAAATTTGAAATGGACAGAATGTTAACAGAACAAGAAAATGACCGTAGTGAAAGAGCCACCTATATTGATGGTACTAGTTGGTATAAGATATGTTGGGACAGTCTTGATAGTACACATGATAGGAGTGGAGATTTACGTATAGATATTTTATTAGCAGACCAGGTAATACCTGAACCTTGCGTTAAAAACTATAAATTAATGAATTATTGTTTTGAACGCTCTTATATGAGCTTAAGTCAAATTTATGATTTATATGGTAGAACAATATTGCCATCAGAAACAGGTAGTACCTGCGAGATTATTACCTATTATTATAAAAATGAAAAAGGTATTATTGGTAGATTTATATATGCTAAACACTCTTCTCAAGTTATAGCTTGGGAAGAAGATTGGCAAATACGTAAATTAAGAAAATGCAAGACATGTGGAATGGTAAATCCAATAAATGACATCTGTAGTAATTGTGGCTCTGATAAATTTATATATGAGAATGCAACAAAAGAAATACTCAAAGAGGATTTAATAAGATTACGTAATCCTTATGAAGAAGGTGAAACAAATGACCCTACTGATAATGTAAGAGAAGAGGTATTTCTTGAGGCCGGAACAGAAATACCATTTTACCAAATCAGACAACTTCCTTTTGTACCAAGACCTAGCATATCTTCATTAGATACAATATATGGTATAAGTGAAGTAAGTATCTTGCTTGATATGCAAGATAGTGTAAATAAAATTTTGACTAAAGTAGAAGATAAAATAATGAAATCAGGCACTGTAATTACAGTACCTAATAGAATTAAACTTAATGATACAGATGATACATTTAAAATTTTAAGTGTAAAAACGTCAGATGAAGCAGCTATGCTTCAGTCAAAACAAATAGTCGCAGATATACAATATGATATAGCAGGTGCTCAATTATTCTATGAAAGTGCCAGAGCTTCTTCTGGTGTTACTGAAAGTTATCAAGGACGAAAAGATAATACAGCTATTTCTGGAAAAGCTAAAGAAATAAGTGCTCTGCAAAGTGCTGGTAGATTAGAGTCACTTCGTATTATGAAGGCAGCTGCATTTTCTGGAGTTTATGAATTAGCCTTAAAATATTTGATAGCATTTAGCGATGAAACGAGAAAATTTGTAAAGACTTTACCTGACGGGCAAAAAGAAGAAATGCTATGGAACAAATATATGTTTTTACGCAAAGATGAATATGGTAAAATTTATTATACAGATGATTTTGCATTTTCTACAGACCCGGCTGCTACTCTTTCTAATAACCGCGTACAAATGTGGCAAGAAACTTTACAGCATTTTACTATGGGAACCATAGGTAATCCAAGTGACCCAAGAACACTTAAATTGTTTTGGAATATTATGGATAGTATGCAATATCCTTTGGCAAAACAAATTATAGCAGGTATAGAAGAAGCCTCAAATCATTTACCTCCTGAGATTGAACAGGCTATTTTACAAAACCCAGAAATTTTACAAACGTTAACTGCATTAGTAAATGGAGAGGGAGAACAAAGAGGTGGAGCTAGACCTAATTCCGGACCTGAAGGAAATGGTTTTTCTCATTCAGCAAATGTCGCTAAAACTAATATGAAGAATAGTGCTGAGATAGAGAGAAATTCAACTATGAATAAAATGCAATTAACCGGAGGAAATATATGAAAAGTCTAGGAAATGAAATATTTGTACAGAAAGGTGAAACTTGGTCATTAGATTTTGAAATAACTACTGACAAAGGTGACCCTTTTATGTTATTTAAAGGTTGGAGAAATCCTTATTTGGTTATGACAGTAACAGCCGCTCGATATGAGCAAAAAGGGAATTTCCGTCAATCTTGGTGGCTTGATATAGACAAAGCCTTTGTAGAAAAAGCTGATGGCAGTATGGAATTGGTTCCAATGAAAAGATTTGAATATGCAAAACCTTTGTACACAGATAATTTTAATATTGAAACAATATTAACAATATATGATAA